GAAGTAAGTGGATCATTAAATGTAAGTGGGCAATATATTATACCTAGAGGGCCTAGAGCAAATAGACCTTCTGGGCCAGATATTGGTTCATTATATTTAGAAGAATCGTCTAGTGGTAGTTTTGTTTTAACATATACCGCATCTTCAAATTATGATGATGGATGGGAACCGGTTGGTTCGCAAGATACAGATAGAACTGGTTTCAAATATAGACAAGTTATTAATTATTCATACTTGGCGGGTGGTTATAAAGATTCGTCTCCCTGGAAAAATGTCCATAGAACAACCAATGCCACGGATCAAACTGTTCACTTAGGTGAATTGATGGATTATCCAGCATCTTATACATCAGGTGCATGTAGTAAATCTATATTATTTGTTTGGTCAACAAACACGGATGGTGTATGGAAATCGGCGACACAAATACATTCCACATGGACAACGGGTGTTCACATGGTTAATGAAACAGCATATGCTCACCAATCAAAATGGGATTTAGCAAATGCAAGAGATGACTTAGGAACATTGTTTCAAGAAACAGAGTTCGCTTGGGTTTTCGGTGGCGGGGTTGCTACCGTTGAGAAATTCAATTTGACAAATGAAACAATGTATAGTGTATACTATCAAGCAGGTGCTCCATATATTACAACAACAACATCAATTACAAGTTCATTAGGTTGTTCCGGATTCTCTGACGAAAATTATGGTTATGGTTATGGATCGGAGAGCGGGAATAAATTATTTTTTGCCAATGATACGTTTACAAATAATCAACAATGGGGAGCTAGTGGTCAACAAAAAGGTATTAGCTCTAAAGTTGGTAAAGGGTATGCGGGTAACGAGGGAACATACAACGGTGGTTATAATTTAAGAAGATGGAACGTGTTTACTGAAACAAACATCGGTAACGTAGCAAAACCACATGGAAATTGTGGGGAAGAAAATTTTACTCTGGGACAAGATCACCAATATATGCTAGGAAATTATGATGGTTTACAAAATAACACAAGTTGGAAATTCAGTTATACAACGGACACAGGAACTGTTAACCCATCTGGTTTAGCTCCGGGAGTTAATGGGGGAACATCATCTGGGCATTGTGGTTGGAGAACATAAAAATTGTATTTATAAGATATGCTACACGAAAATATAGAAATAAGTGGGTCTTTAAAAGGACAAGGGGTAACAAAACCACCAATAGGAACAAGAGCCAATAGACCAGGTAGTCCACAAACGGGTTCTTTATATTTAGAACAAGCTGCTAGTGGTAGCTTTTTAATGGTTTATGTTGGTGTAAGTAATAACGATAGTGGTTGGGTTAGAGTATCATCCCAAGTAAATGCCAATGTTAGTTTTAAATTCAGACAGATAATTAGTACATCTTTCCTTGCTGGAGGTTATAAAAACTCTTCTCCTTGGAAAAATGTTCACAAAACAATTAATGCAACCGATCAGACAACACATATTGGTGAACTTTTAGATTATCCTGCGTCATATACATCTGGAGCTTGTAGTAAATATATTTTTTTTGTTTGGTCTGTCAATGAAGACAACGCTTTTAAGGGGCCAAGTGATGTTAATGGTGTGAGAACATCTGCAATTAATATGGCAAACGATACCAAGTATGCACATAATTCTAAGTTTAACATAACAACAGCTAGAAGCGATGTTGGAACTATGCACAAAGAAACTGAAATTGCATATCTATTTACAGGCGGTAGCTCCACTGTTGAAAAATTTGACCTAAGTACAGAGACAATTGCAACTGGTTTTAATTTATCAACAATAAATGGTGGTGATGGTGGTTCAGCATTTTCTGATGAAAATTTTGGATACGGTTGGACATCTAGTGAAGGAATTAAAATGAGTTTTGCCACAGAAACATTTACATCATCTGGAATGTGGGGGGCACATTCACAACAGAAGGGAATAAGTTCTAAAGTTGGAAAAGGTTACGCCGGAAATGAGGGGTCTTATAGCGGCGGTTACAATCTTAGACGATGGAGCAACGCGAACGACACCAATCTCGGTAACGTAGCAAAACCACATCCAAACTGCGGCGAAGAAAATTTTACAATGGGACAAGATCACCAATATATGTTGGGTAATTATGATGGTGCTCAAAATAATACAAGTTGGAAATTTTATTACTCAACGGACACCGGGACGACCAGCGTAAGCGGTCTAGCCCCTGGCGTAAATGCGGGGACATCATCCGGACATTGTGGTTGGAGAGCATAAAAATAATTAAATTATGATATACGAGAATTTAGAAGTTAGTGGTAGTTTAACATCAGATAGAGTTATCAATAGACCACCTAGAGGAACTAGAGCAAATAGACCGGGGTCACCATTATCGGGATCATTATACTTAGAAGAATCCACAAGCGGTAGCTTTTTAATGTTATATACCGGTGTATCAAATATTGATAATGGATGGGAAAGAATTGCGGCGCAAGAACCTGTGCCAATTGCGTTTAAATATAGACAAATTTTAGCATATACATATTTGGCTGGAGGTTATAAAGACGCGTCACCATGGAGAAACGTTCATAAAACAACAAACTCAACGAGTCAAACAACACACATTGGTGAGTTGTTGGATTATCCAGTTTCTTATACATCTGGCGCATGTAATAAAACAATATTATTTATTTGGTCAGTAAATGATGACGGGGCGTGGAAAGGGCCAGATTCTATTCATGGAACTAGGACATCAGCCATCAATATGTTTAATGACACAAACTATGCGCATCAAACAAAGTTTAATACTGGAATAGCTAGAAGTGATGTTGCTACCATGCAAAAAGAAAGTGAGTTTGCTTATTTAATTTCAGGCGGATCTACTTCAATTGAAAAATTTAATTTATCAAATGAAAGTTATGTGAGTGGATTTGGTGTAACATCTATTAATGGTTCTGACGGAGGCGGTGCGTTTTTTGACGAAAGTTTTGGTTATGCTTGGACGTCAAGTGCCGGTATTAAATTTAACTTTTCAAATGAAACACCAAGTTCTTCTACTCACTGGTCAGCACACGCTCAACAAAAGGGAATCAGCTCTAAAGTGGGTAAAGGTTACTGTGGTAACGAAGGATCCTATAATGGTGGCTACAATTTAAGAAGATGGAGTAACGCCACAGATACAAACATTGGCAACGTAGCAAAACCACACCCAAATTGTGGGGAAGAAAACTTTGCTATGGGACAAGATTGGCAATATATGCTAGGGAACTATGATGGTACGGGTCAAAATAACAGTAGTTGGCAATTTGTTTATGCAACAGATACTGGTTCAAACGCCGTTACTGGCTTAGCACCTAGGGTTAATAATGGAACATCATCTGGGCATTGTGGATGGAGATAATAGTTGACATTATGAAAAAATTTGAGTATATTAAATAAAAAAACAAATATGGAACAAGGTTACAAATATGACAGATCTAACTTCATCAATAATCCTTTTGATGAAAAATTAATGCAAATATCTGAAAACATGTCTTTTGCTCTACCAAAATACAAAGCGTACAATTTCGTTGGTGGTGCACAAATAACACCATATGCGAAATTAAAACAATGGTTATTAGAGTTAAGAGGTAGAGAAGACGCGGTAGAACATCTTGAATACACGGTTAGAAAAGCAGAACTTGAAATTCAAATGGATGAAGAAAGTAAAGAATTTATTACAGACCCTAAAAGAAAAGAAATGGTTGATCTAACCATTGCAGATAAACACGTAGATCTAAGAAAATTTAAGAGAAATCTTAGAGATGCATATAGAGAAAGACAGGGGTTTATTGATTTAATTAAAGAATTTTTAGAAACAGAAGACGCTATTTTACCTGATGGTACAAGATTAATTGATGTTTTTGGTAATCCAGAATTGGAAGAAAAATACGAACACGAATACTGGACAGTTCGTATGGCAAAACAAGCCATGTTGGATATGATTTCATATGGTAGAATTGGAACTGGTAATTTGGATTCAATCCTTATGATGAACCCAGAACAACAAAAACAAGTATTAACATTAGCTTCAGCGTACACAATTTCAATTGATAAAAACATTAATCAATTAATGGCTGAAGCCACAACAAATAATTTCTCAATTGAGGAGTCATTAAAGAATCAATTGAAATTAACAGAACCAAAT